AGACGGACAGTCAACCGTGGGCGGCGCTGGTGGTAACGGTGTTTCATCTTCAATTACTGGAAGCGCAGTAACTAGGGCTGGCGGTGGAGGTGGCTCAACTTTTAATCAAACCGTTGGTTCTGGTGGTTCTGGAGGTGGTGGAGCTGGTGGAAAATGGCCTAGTGGTGGCTCAACTGCGGGAACGGCAAATACAGGTTCCGGTGGCGGTGGCAACAATCAATCAACAGGCGGCACAGGTGGTTCCGGTGTAGTCATCATCAAGATTCCAGATACCCGTACTGCTACCTTCTCAGGCGGTGTTACCCAAACCTCATCAACTGCTGGTGGATTTACTGTGTACACCGTGACCGCTACATCAACCACATCAGAAACAGTAACTTTTAGTTAAGGAGAAACAGGTGAGTCATTTTGCGAAGTTAGATGAAAATAACATTGTCATTTTTGTCACAGTAGGGCGGCAAGAAGATGATGGCAAAGAGGCAGAACTCTCTGCCCGTACAGGCGATGTCTATAAGCAGACTTCGTATAACACCCACGGTGGCGTACACGCACTAGGTGGAACCCCGTTCCGTAAGAACTATGCGGGACTAGGCTACACCTACGATGCGGGGCGTGACGCGTTTATTCCTCCCAAGCCCTATGCGTCTTGGTTGCTAAACGAGACCACTTGCCTGTGGGATTCTCCAGTACCGTACCCAACAGATGACAAGCGTTATTCATGGGATGAGGCCACAACCTCTTGGGTGGAGATAGCGTGAAACTTATCAAACTAACTAACGCTGCCAAGGGGCGCATGGGTGAGGGTCTGATCCTTAACACAGACCTGATTGCGTCAATCTTTGAGCATACTCAAGAAGATGGGTCAAAGGTTCGGGTTGCCTACGGTATGAACGGCAACTCTTGGGAGGTGGCAGAGAGTTTTGATGAGATTATGGAGAAAATAAGTGCCGACCTTTAATTGGAAAATTACCGAATTAAGGGTCGATGACGGCTTGGTCTGCCAAGTCAAATACTATTGTGAGGCTTCCGAGGACAACAAAAAGGTAGCTACTGAGGGCTACTGGAAGTTTCGTAAACCGTACCAAATAGCCGATAATTTAAGTGAGCATCAGGTGTCGCATTGGCTTGATATGGACGCTCAAGAAGGTGAACGACACCTCATTAAAGACAGACTTGCCGAACAACTAAAGGCACTAGACAATACTGAAAGTATTGACCCACCTTGGAAGGTGGAAACATTTAAGGTGAAGTTATGACCCAGCCCATAGACATTATTAGTCGCGCCATGAAAGACATCGGCGCTCTAGCCGCTGGCGAGACCCCAGCCCCTGCGGAAGCCCAAGACGCTTTCGATATGCTAAACGACATGATTGACCAATGGTCAAACGAGCAGATGATGGTCTACTACAAGACCGAGATCATCTTCACTCTGACTGCGGGACAGACCCAGTACACCGTTGGCCCAACCGGTCAGGTGAACTCTACCTTTACAGGTTCTATATCAGGGAATACCCTGACTGTTAGCGCAATCGCCGAGGGCGGTATAGCCCTTGGAATGGTTATATCAGGGTCAGGAATTACTGCGGGAACCAAGATTACGGGCTTTGGAACGGGAGCTGGCGGCAACGTCAACTACGCTGGTACTTACACGGTGAACAACACTCAGACCGTGGCCTCAACCACAATAACTGCCTATTACGAGCGCCCCTTGTCGGTTAACTCAGCCTTTGTGCGAGTAAACACTAACTCCAACGGTCAGCCCATTGTTAACGGTGGCTTAGACTACCCAGTAGCTATCCTAAACCTAGAAAACTATGAGCTGATTGGACTAAAGACCCAAAACGGCCCGTGGCCTAAAGCCCTGTACTACCAGCCCTCAGAGGTCATGGGGACTTTCTACTTCTGGCCTAACCCGTCTCAGGGCGAGATGCACATATTCTGCGACACCGTATTCCAAAGGTTTAACAGCATCAACGACACGATTGTGATCCCACAGGGCTACATCATGTGTCTGCGCTGGTGCTTGGCTGAGAGGCTCATGCCCATGTACGGCAAGTCCAACCCCCAACAGGTAGCCATGATCAACGGGCTTGCGTCTCAGGCCAAGGCTACGATCAAGAGAACCAACATGAAGCCCATGCAGTCCGCTAGGTACGATGACGTTCTGGTGGTTGGTAAACGTGCGGATGCCGGTTGGATTCTCACCGGGGGCTTCCAGTAATGCCTGACTTTGGATTCGTAGGCGCGGCTTACGAAGCACCCTCTATCACTCAAGACGCTCAAGAGTGCATCAACTTCTACCCTGAGATAGACCCTACCAAGGCTCAAGGCGAGCGCGGTATTGTTGCCCTCTACCCAACCCCCGGCTTAGAGACCGTTGCTATTTTCCCCAATCAGGAAGAAGTACGGGGGATCAGAACCCTGTCCGGTGGAACTCAGGTCGTTGCGGTCTGCGGTGACTTTGTATACGTCTTGGAAAGCGATTTGACCCCAGTTATGGTGGGTCAGATGAACACCGCCACGGGTCAGGTAGGCATCGTGGACAACGGGGTGAACGTCTACATCGTAGACGATTCCTATCGCTACACATGGTTCATCAGCGCCCCGTCATCAGCCATTTTTACCGGATCAATAAGTGGAACTACCCTGACCGTGACCGTTATGCAAAGCGGAACTATTGCGGTCGGACAGGCCATTTTTGGTCAGGGTATGGCCCAAAATACCGTGATTACGGCACTAGGAACTGGAACTGGCGGGGTTGGAACCTATACGGTTAGCGACTCCCAGACCGTAACCTCGACCGCAATCAACTCTGTCGCATCACCCGCTATTGTGACCGGAAGCATTTCTGGCACAACTTTGACCGTTAGCGCGGTGACCAGCGGCACTCTGAAGATAGGCCAGACGATTGAAGGCTCCGGGGTGACCGATGGAACGATTATCACGGCCTTTGGGTCAGGTTCCGGGGGTGCGGGAACGTACACCGTTAGCGCCTCCCAAACGGTTTCTAGCACCACGATATACGCCCTAAACTGGACTGTCCTACCCTCCACAGACGGAGCCTTTGAGGGCGGTGGAACGGTGGATATTTCGGATAACTACTTTGTCTACAATAAGCCTCAAAGCCAACTTTGGGCGGCTTCAGACCTACTCTCCCCAATTACTGACCCCCTGTCGTTTGCCTCTAAAGACGGGTCTCCAGATGACCTAGTTGCGATTATTGTCGATAGGCGCGAGGTCTACCTACTTGGTGAGATGTCCTCCGAGGCTTGGCTAGACGTTGGTTCTGTACCTTTTCCTTTTCAAAGGATTCAAGGTTCTAGCACCCAACAGGGTATTGCTGCGGCCTATTCCTGTGCGCGGGTGGGTAACTCTTTTGCCTACGTCTCTAAGAACAACCGGGGCGAGTCCACCATCGTTCAGATGAACGGCTACATCCCCCAGAGGATCTCTACCCACGCAGTAGAGACCACTTTGGTAGGCCAAGACGTATCGGACGCGATTGCGTGGACGTACCAGTTAGAAGGCCATGAGACCTACGTTGTAACCTTTCCAAGTATCGGGGACAACGGCCTGACTTGGGCTTATGACATCACCACAGGGCTTTGGCATAAGTGGCTCTACACCAATAATCAAGGCCAGTACGAGCGCCACCGTGGTAACTGCTGTGCATTTTTTAACCAACAAGTATTACTTGGTGACTATGAAAACGGTAAATTGTATAGACTGTCTCTATCTCAGTACACGGATGACGGGCAGTTGATACGCCGTGTCAGAAGGTGTCCCCACATAACCACAGACCTCCAGCGCCAGTATTTTGCGGAGCTTCAGATCCAGTTCCAGCCCGGAGTAGGACTATCAACCGGTCAGGGTCAAGACCCACAGGCGATGCTCCGCTGGTCGGATGACGGTGGCTTTACTTGGTCTAACGAGAACTGGGTCACCATAGGCAAGCAGGGCCAATACTTCACGCGGGCCATGTGGAGACGGTTAGGTTTTGCTCGGGACAGGATCTTTGAGGTGGTGATCACCGACCCAATCAAGGCGGTCATTGTGTCGGCTAACCTAAAAGCGGAAGCCGGGGATAACTGATGGCTCAACTACCCCAAAATCAAGTAATACCGACCTCCCAACTGGTTAACGATGCGGGACGGCCCACCCCTGCGTGGCAGTTATTCTTTTTGAACTTGTTGAACTTTTCCAGCAGCTCTACGGCTACGGCTGGCTCTGCGACCCTACCGGCGAACCCACGGGGGTTCATCAACGTAACGGTTAACGGGGAAATCAAAAAGGTTCCTTATTACGATGTCTGAGGTCATAGAACAATTTGTCCCAACGCGGGAGATGATTGACCGCCTCCAAGCTGAGATGGTCAAGGCTCCGCAAGCCGACCTGAAAACGGAACACTACTTTTCAGGCGGTATGTATTGTCGTAAGTTGTCCCGACCGGCGGGGACGTTGATTGTTGGAAAAGTGCATAAGCAAGACCATTTTTTTATGTGCGCGGTAGGAGAAATCATTGCTTGGTCGGAAAAAGGAATGGTTACTTTGCGGGCTGGCGATATAATTGAATCCAAAGCGGGAACCAAGCGGGTAACGCTGGCGGTAAGTGATTCCGTAGGGGTCACGTTCCACCGAACTGATAAAACCGATTTGGATGAAATTGAGGCAGAGCTTATTGAACCCGATGAGACGGCCTTGTTTGATTCGCACAACCGAATTAAAGTTTTAACAACCAGTTTGGATGGAGAAAAACTATGTCATGGGTAGCGGCAGCGGTAATTGGAAGTAGCCTGATAAGCGGTTATACAGGCGCAAAAGCGGCTAAATCTGCGGCTGATACAACCGCTGCGGGAACACGATATGCGGCTGACATTCAAAAAGAAATGTACGAGCAAGGTCGCGAGGATCTTGCGCCATATCGAGAGCAAGGGTACACGGCACTTAAAGATATAGCGGCCCTTAAACCTTTTTTGACTCAATCGTTTGCAAGCGAACAAGCTTTAGCGCCATATCTTGACCCGTCTATGGCATTTCGTATGCGTTATGGGACACAGGCCACAGAAAGGCTTGCTAACGTAGGACAGGGTGCTATATCTGGTAATACTTTGCGTGGATTGACTGAATTCGGTCAAGGGTTTGGATCTACTGAATACGCAAACGCATTTGGCAGGGCTCAAGGTGAGCGTAAAGACATTTACAACATCCTTGCAAATATATCCGGTATGGGGCAGGGCGCGGTCAATACCGGCGTTGGCGCTGGTCAAACAACGGCTCAAAGTCTTGGTCAATTAGCGGTTGGCGGCGCTCAAGCTCAAGCTGCGGGAACCGTAGGTGCGGCTAATGCTTACAGTCAGGCTTTACAAGGCCCGTCAAATTATTTACAACTTGCGGCGCTTACCGGCAGAAACCCATTTGCTACCACGCCTCCACCATCGGTTCAACCGGGGCCGGGGGTAACAGTTACACCAATTTATGGCTAAAGGCTAATCATGGCAGATTTCGGAATAAAACCAGAAATTGCTCTTGGGGTAAAAGGCCCACAAGCAATGACACTTGGAGACTTGGTAGGAACTGCTACTAAGGCTATGGAGTTTTCCAAGTTATCGGAACTGTACCCGGAGCTAATTAACAAAGCTAGGGCAGAATCTCAATCCACCCAGTTTGGGTTAGCTGAAAGACAAATGGGCGCAATCACTTCTGGCATGACGGCTCTCATCAATAACCCATTAGTTGTTCGGGCAGAAGAAGCTCCAGATCAAGTTGATCCGCAAAAGTTATTAAGTTATGTCACAGAACACGGCTACAACCAAGCCAAAATGCTAAACATTCCACGGGAAAAAGCTGACGTTTTAATGGCTCCGTACATAAAAATGGCTATGGAAAACCCTGCTGGGTTGCGAGGGTATGCCAAGGAACGGCTACTAGCTGGTCTTGATACCGCTTCCCGCGCCTCTGCTTTTGGTGGGGCTCAAGGTATTGGGGCATTGAAACAAGTGCCGCCTCAGATGACGGACAGACCGGTTGGCGTAACCCCTGCCGATATGACTGCACCAAGGGGCGCAGCCGTAAGCCAAGTACCGCCGTCAGAAGTTCAAACTTCTCCAATGGCTCAAGCGTCTATGGGTCAGGCTCCGATGGCGCAAGCTTCAGCTCAAGCACCAAAAGGAGATCCGGGGTTTGCGTTACCGTACCCAATTCCGATCCGTGGCGTTCAACAGGCTACAACGCCAAGCGAGGCAACAGACTTAGCTACGGGTCAGAAATATCGTAATGATTTGTTAACAGGTCAGGCAACCGTACCAAAAGCCTCGCGTAACGTAGATGCGGTGTTATCTGGCATCAAAGAGCTAGAAAAAGACCGCCGGTTTACTACTGGCCCGCTTGAAGCGCGGGAACGATACATCAGGCAATTCTTTGGTGATGAGCGATTTACGCAGTTGAGTAAAGATATTGCTAACGTAGAACTGGCAGTTATACAGGCTTCAGGGCAATCTATGTCTACGGACGCTGGCAAGTCTTTAGTAGCCAAGGCCAACGGAGACGAGACCTACCCGCCGTCAGTCTTGCTATCGGTTGCAAACAGATTGGCTGGAGACCTCACCCGATTAGATATGGAAGCCAAAGGCGCTCAGAAGTTTGCCCAACAATTTGGTGACTCTAACCTACCGGCCTACCGTCAGGCATGGGCGGCTAACGCGGATCAAAAGATTTTTGAGGCTATGTTCTTACAAAAGAATGAACGCGATCCAAAACGCCAAAAACAAGCCTTAGATAAAATTTTGCCAACGAGCAAAGCAGAGCTAAGTGACTTTTTAACAAAGTACGAAAACATTAAACGCTTGACTGAAACAGGTCGATTAAAATGAAAGATCCGTACCGTTTAGAAAACATGACGGAAGACGAGATTGTCAACGCCAAGCAAATGATGATTGATCAAGGAATTTTGGCCAATCATGTTGATCGCATTTTTGATCAGCCAGATGCTCAAGCAAAATTTAATAAACGTCCATTAGAAGTTAGACAAAAGTTTTTTCAAAGAACCGGCGCAATGGCTGGTATGGACTTGGGCGATATTATTCGTAAACGTCTAGAGTCTGCGCCTGAAGAAAAGACAACTGATATGCGGTCAATCATTACCGAGCGCATGGCTGACATCGATAAGGCAGAAAAAGCCGCAGTCAATAAAGAGCAACAGATCCTAGCCGCAGCCGTTCCACAGGTTGATGCGTCAGGCCGTGTCGTATCAGCCCCAGCAGCTCCAGCTCCGAAAAGGTCTCTTACCGATTATGTAAAAGGTGTTGGTGAGACCGTGGCGGCGCTAGGATCTCAGGCAGTTGTAGCACCGGTTGCTGCGGGCATACAGTTAGGTTCAGACATCCTTGGTGGCAAAGGTAGACCGGTATTTACGGAAACCATGAAAGCCGCAACCTATGAGCCCAAGACCGAAGCCAGTCAAGCAATGATGGCTGGGGTTGCCAAGTTGTTTGAGGAAAGCAAGCTACCACCGGTGGCTACTGGCGCATTACCGCCCGTGTTGCCCCGCGTTACCAAACCAGCAGTAAAGCCCCGTCTTACTTACCAAGAGTTTCAGGTTCAACAGAACGTAATCAAGGGTCAAGATCCAGCAGGGCTACCCGGAGTGGCAAGCGTTGGAGCTGCGGGCCGTCAGAACCCCGTGGCGGTACAGGCGGCAATTGACCAGTTACCCGTAGAAATGCGGGGAACAGCAAGCCAAATGCCTTTGAAGAACGTCAACCTAAACGCTTTAGAGTCTCACGTTCAGGCGCTAAACCTACCAGAGCCTATCCAGCTTACCAAAGGTCAGGCTACTGGAGACTTGGTTGCGCTCAGTAATGAGCTAAACCGCCGGGGTGAATTACCCAACATTGCACAACGGATTGGCGAGCAGAACAAGGCTTTGGTAAATAACCTAACGCTGATCAGAGACCGAGCCGCCCCTGACGTATTTGGTACTAAGCCGTCAGACTTTGGGCAACAGGTTATTGACGGCTACTTAAATATTGACCGGCAACGTAATGACAATATCCGTCAGCTTTACGGTCAGTTAGAGCAAGCCGCTGGCGGTAACTTTCCTATTGACGCACAAAAATTTGTTCAGAGCGCCGACCAACAGTTAAAGAAAAAACTTAAGAGCGAATTCTTGCCACCTGAGATTGACCGCCAGTTGCAGTCCTACCGTGACGGGTCAAGCATGGATTTTGAACAGTTTGAGTCCCTGCGGACTAACTTGGCTACCGAAATCCGTAAGGCTGAACGAGCCGGGGACGGCAACAAGTCTTTTGCGTTAGGGGTTGTTAGGGACTCATTAGAGAACCTACCTTTGACCGGTGCGGCGGCTCAACTAAAGCCATTGGCTGACGCGGCTCGCAAGGCAGCTAAAGAACGGTTTGATGCCCTGCGTAACGATCCAGCGTATAACGCAGCCGTAAATGGAAAGGTAGCCCCTGAGAGCTTTATTGACACCTTTGTATTATCAAAGGGTAAGGGAACCGAGGCCAACGTGCGCCAGATGATGTCTGCGTTAGGTAGAGGATCACCAGAACAACAGGCCATAGCCGCAGGGCTTATGGATGCAATTACTCGAAAGGCGGTGGATAGCTCTGGTAACTTCTCTCAAGCTGCATACAACAAGATTCTGCGGGACTTGGAGCCCAAGCTATTAGAAGTATTTGACCCTGACTCTGCAAAACAACTTAAAAACTTAGGCGAAGTATCGCGTAAGGTCATGGCCCAACCTAAAGGTAGCTTTGCAAACAATAGCAATACTTTGGTTGCCGGTCTTGCGGAAAAGGCTGGTAAGGCTCTTGAGTTAGGATTAAACGTCTCTACGGCAAATATCTTGCCCTTGGGAACTATTGCAAAACAGGCTAGGCAACGCAAGGCGGCAGAGAAGTTTCAGCGTGAGACTTTAGAGCCACTTGCGGGGACACAACAGGAACGAACCCTTGGTGAAATTCTAAGAGGAAAATAACTATGGCAGTCAATCTTTCGCCAATCGGCAACGGATTTCAGTTTTTTGATAACAATGGCGCACCGCTAAACGCCGGTAAGATTTACACCTATCAGGCTGGGTCGAGTACGCCCTTAGCAACTTATACCAGCAGCTCTGGGCTTACGGCTAACGCTAACCCAATCATTTTAGGGACAAGCGGCAGGCCCCCTAATGACATCTGGCTGACTGAGGGGTTCTTCTATAAGTTCATCCTAAAAGACTCATCAGACGTAACCATCCAGACCTACGACAACCTCTACGGAATTATTGGGGCAACCCCACCGGCTGCAACCCCAATCCCTAGCGGCGGTATTTTCTTGTGGTCGGGTTCTATTGGGTCTATCCCTGCGGGTTATGTCCTGTGTAACGGATCTAACGGAACGCCAGACTTGAGAGACCGGTTTGTGGTTGGGGCTGGATCAACTTACGCGGTAGACGCTACGGGTGGCTCCGCTAACGCTATCGTTGTAAGTCACACGCACACGGCCACTTCAGTAGTCACCGATCCCGGTCACACTCATCCAACAACTGTTGGGGGAACTGGAACAACTTATCAACGCTATGGGCAAGGATCAACTGACTTGGCTGGGTCGGGAGATACAACTAGCAATACAACCGGAATAACTGTTGCAACCACGGTTGCCACCGCTGGTACGTCAGGAACCAATGCCAATCTACCCCCGTACTACGCCCTGTGCTACATAATGAAAACCTAATATGGATTGGCAGACCGTTATCAATATCGGGTTAGGTGGTGTCTTGGCTGCGCTGGGCTGGTTTGCCCGCGAGATATGGGACTCACTTAAAGAGTTGCGTAAAAACACCCATGAGATAGAAAAAGAACTGCGTGAGCTTTATGTCCGCAGGGATGACTTGCGAGAGGTCAGGGTCGAGATGAGCGCAAGGTTTGACAAGATAGAGAGTTTAATCGGGTCGCTATATGATCGCTTAAACGACAAGGCAGACAAATGAATTATGAGCGACATAGACCCAATCATTACGGCAGCTCAACAGGCTACCCAAGGCATAAAGTCTGCCATCAAGTCTGGTCGTGAGATCAGCCAAGCAGTAGAGTCCATCCAGAACTTTGGGGTTGCGGAACTAAAAGCCCGCCAAGCCTACAAGCTAAAGACCAAGACCAAGACTGACGAAATTACAATTATGACCGCAATGGCTGAGTGGAGACGGTTATATCGGATCAAGCAAATGGAGGATGAGGTCAAGGAACTACTCTGCCAGCAGTTTGGCGAGGACGAGGGCCGTATCCAGTTTGGCAAGGTCTTAGACCTAAAAGAGAAGATGCAAAACGAGGCCAGAACCAACAAGCAAGAGCTGACCGATGATCTTAAACGCTGGCGGTCAGTCCAAGTCTACGCGGTAGGCATGGCTACCCTATTGGTCACCCTGTACTACATCTATAAGGGTCACCTGTGAGCGAACAACAGGATACGCTTACCAAGGTCTTGGCCTATGTGGATAGCCCGTTTAAGCTATTTGCGCTGATCCTGATGGCGATCCTAGCCTTTGCTGGGTACATCGTTTACGACCATAAAGACCTAATTGTTGGGACGTATAAGGAACACCAGAAGCTCCCCCAGATAGCCGAAGGGCGGGTCGATGACGCGGCTACCCACCTCTTTAAGCATACCAACGCCCAAGTGGTTGCTATCTTCAAGGTCAACCCTTTAATTGGCTCGCGGGTCTTGTACCGCGCCTACACAAAAGAGGGCCGTGACAAAACTATGGAGGGTTTAGACGTTGGCCTATTTACGAGCAACGTCAACAACAATAAGGACGTAGTTGCGCTCATGGCTAACGAGATCCCCTGCGGTGAGTACAAAGCAGCTCAGTCCGAGGTGGGACTTTGGTACATAGAAAAGGGTATGACCTTTGGGTGTAGGGTGAGCGTTCCCCCTGACCATAGCCGGTTCATAGGCCAGATTACCGTGGGCTGGGCTACACCGCCAGCCAACCTAGACCAAGCAAAAACCATGTTGCAGATTGCCTCAACCATCCTAGCCAAGGAGAAAAAATGATTCCAATCGGTATGTTTTTAGAGGTAGGTAGCAAGATCCTAGACAAGGTTCTACCCGACCCAGAGGCCAAGGCCAGAGCCCAAGTTGCGTTGATGGAGATGCAACAAAAGGGTGAGCTTGCCCAGATCCAAGCGGATATGAACGAGCAAGACAACCTGACCAAGCGGGCCGAAGCGGACATGAAATCGGACTCTTGGCTATCCAAGAACATCCGACCCATGACTTTGATCTACATCCTAACGGCCTACCTAGCCCTTGCGGTCATGGACGCTATGGGGCTAGACATCTCCGACAACTTTGTGTCCCTTTTAGGTCAATGGGGGATGCTGGTCATGTCGTTTTACTTTGGCGGCAGAACCTTGGAAAAGGTCATGGACATGAAAAGGACAAAAGATGCAGCTAAGTGAGCATTTTTCCTACGAGGAACTGATCCGAAGCGAGACCGCCGAGCGTAACGGCTGGCTCAATATCCCCTCAAATGCGGAAAAAGAGAACCTGATCCGTCTTGCGGAGCTACTGGAGAAGGTTAAGGCTGCGGTCGGTGGGAAGCCCGTAATGATCAATTCTGCCTACCGGTCAAAACAGGTCAATGACTCCGTGGGCTCCAAGGACACCTCCCAGCACCGGCTTGGCTGTGCGGCAGACCTACGGGTTCCCGGCATGAAGCCACGGGAGGTCGTAGAGGCCTGTATAGCGGCCTCTGTGCCATTTGACCAGATCATCTTAGAGTTTGATAGCTGGACTCATATCAGCGTCCCAAACACCCCGGAAACGTCCCCACGCGGTCAGGCGTTAATCATTGACCGGCAGGGGACTAGGACTTACAGTTAAGACGCTTTCTCTTTGCCCTTACGGGCCTTACGACCCCCTTTTCGGGGGTTCTTTTTTAGTACAGCGGGGCGCAAGTTACATC